CGCGCACCTCAAGGCCTTCGGCTTTGATATCGCGCTTTTGCTCTTCGGTCAATTGGCGGCTGTCGTAGTAAGCATCTGCCACGGATGCGCGCTCGCGCCACATCGGCTGATCAGAGCAAGACCTTAGAAGTCTCTCAAGGGCGTACATGCTGAAACTGTCCGAGCCCGAAAGATCGCGTGACGGATCACCCTTTCGGTCATCGTATTGCTTGGTTGGTTTCATCATGTCGAAAGGCCTCGCTCAATTCTTCTTGTTGCCGCTCGTCTACCGGCCAGGGTGGACCAACATCAAAGACGTGTCAGTTACATGGCCTGAGCTACTGAACAGTTGTCGTCCGGCTTGGTGGATGGCCGCAGCGCATAACTCGTGACAAAACCACTTGTTGTCTTCTTGCCAAGACCTATTGGGTTTAAGGGCAAGCCCAATAGCGCCGGCAAAGTCGTAGTTTTTGCCTACCTGACTGCGCGCCCACTCAAGGCCGGCTTCGGCGTTTGGCACTTCGTAATGCCGGTATGAGACAAGCTTTTGTCCGCGCATCGCCTTGGCCATAGGCTGACGCACGACGCCATGCAGCATGGTCGCGTGGATAGCGTAGTCTCCATCCAGGATCATGGAGTGGCTTGCCTGAGCCCACTTAAAGCGGCTTACCGGCAGCGCCCACCGAATGAGGATGCCGGCCGGGTGCCACCACGGCCGCTTGACAAACGCAACGGTGATCATCAGCTTTCCAGAGCCTGGTCTCTGCGCAGTTGGTCAGCACGCAAGAAAGCCAGCAAAGAGAGCATGACCTGTTGCTTAGTCACAAACTGCCCAGCGATGTGCTCTCCGGTTGCAGGGTTGACCAATTGCACCGGCTCTGTAATCGAAGCGAAGTCAAGGATGTGACGCGAAGCACTGGCGTCAATGTGCTGCACATTGCCATCACCATCGACCACGGCCATTTGCTCCATGTATTCGGTGTGAGAGTCTCCAGCGGGCGAGTAGCTGATTTCGACTTTAGTAACGCGAGGATAGGGCTTGTGGCCCGTGGTGTCGTAGTTGCGTGGCATGGCTCAATCTCCTTTAAGGTGCGGTGTAGCCGGTTACGTTCAAACGAACAGTGCCAGCCGCGCTCAAGTTGGCGTTGAGTGCGGTGTTTGCTGTGTTGAGGATGCTGGTCGGGAAAAGAACTGGGACCGGCACGTTGATCGGCAGCGGGTACCGCTTGCGCTCTGTTGAGCCATCCAAAATAATCAGATCAACTGCTGCCGCGCCTGTGTTGATAGCCCACAGGCTTGTGATGTGCCGCTTAAGACCGGCTCCAGCGGCCGTCTGAATCGACACTGCGGTAGTGGTTGTCAGCGCACCCGAGAACGTCCACTCCGCCTCGGGGATGGCATATGGCTTCTCAATCAAAGCGCCAATCATGGTGTGCATGGTGTGCACTAGATCGCCAGCGGCAGACATTGCCGCTTGGTTGGCGTTAGCAGCACGGCCGCCCATTGCAACCGGGTTGGGGGCTGCTGCGTCTTGGGCTGTGTTTCCGGCAGCGCCAACAGTCCATGTGCCGGATTGACTAGCTCCAGCAATTCCACCCTTGAGAGTCACGCCCGCGCCGGATGCGGCATCACTAGACGGGCGGGAAAGTGCCTCTACCCGCAAACGCTCGTAGTCATAGACACGCGCAAAGCTCATGCGAAAATCGGTGCGCTTGATGACGCCGCCACCGCAGTCCGTCAAGGCAAAGTCTGCGGGCAATATGCGCTGTCCAGCGAACGGCAAAACAAGCGTCAGCGCCGTGGTCGCAAAGTTTGCCACTTTCCACGGACCATCAACTCCGAGGCTCACCCCAGTCAAGTTCGCACGCACACCGACAAGGTCTGCCAAGTCACCGATGGCCAACCCTGCCCAGTTGGTATTGCCTGTGAGCACCAATTGGCGAGTGCCGTCTACCAGCGTGGTTAGCGTTGCGTTTTGCGCGACCACAGCGTTAGCACCTAGCGCTGACATCAAATTGCCACCCTGCACCTTGGCGACGTAGCCTCCGTAGCTCGTAATCGTTCCAGCCGCACCTTGAACAATGGTGTATTCAGTCGGGCTGACAATCGAAGCGACAGACGTTGCCACCAGCAGGTTAGGAAACTCGGTTGCGCCTTGTGCTCGCGTGCCATATTGCACAACAGGGTCGCCAATAATCAAGCCGTGGGGCAGATCTGTGACGATGTTCGCCGTGGTCGAAGCCACTTTTGTGGCAGTGACAATCTGCGCCGTGGGCACGGTCAGCGCCTTGTTGTTGGTCGACCGGATTCGCAGCTTGTAGATTTTTTCCGGGTTCGGGCAGACCTGGGTTCGCGTCAGTCGGCCCGTCATCTCCACGTTTGAATCAACGGGGCTGTCTGGCCACTGCACGCGGTCGGACTGTATCAGCAGGCGGTACTCAGTTGATGCTGAAAAAGCGTAGGTGTATGCGCTGTTGATAAGTTGTGCAGAAGCGGTGCTTCCAACTGTTACCGAGTGGTTGCCGGCGGCGGTGCCGCTTGGCAATGCATCACCAGACTCCGACCGGACATACAGCGAGGCGTTGGTGGCCGTGCCGTTTTCAAAAATCTGACTCACGCCGTTGTTGGCGCGGCCAAAGCGCTCGCGGAAGTAAATCGACCCCTTCTCCCCGGAGGGGTTGGTAATGGTCTGTGACAAGATTGTACCGCCTGGGCCAGCAGTGCAGGTAATTTGCGTTGGCGTCGGAACAGAAGCAACCACCAACGCTGGGTAGTTTGCAGCTTCGTTGGCGCAGCCATTGACACCAATCGACTTGCCAACGCTCAGTCCGTGCGGAAGCGTGGTGTCAATGGTCAGTACAGTTGTCGCCTGCGAAATGGACGCAATTGCAATTTCCTGCACATCCGGCAGCGGCGTGCCATTGTCCACAACTTCGACGGAAAACTCTTGCCCCAATGTGCGCTGGGACATATGCGCACCAAACGCAATTTCGACCGGCATCGCAAAGTGATACTTCGACTGCAGCTCAATAACCGTCTCTGTGCCGGCGGTAAGTGGGTCTTTGCTGACGACCAAATAAGACGCGCTGGCCGCATTGCCGTCGGCAAACACCAGGTCGCCCGATGCCTTGGACTCTGCCCAGCGGTCACCATTGGGCGTGTAGCTTTCAAAAGACTCGCGGAAAATCCCGTTGATGTTGCTACCGGCAGCGTGCGGGTGTCCCGTCTCGGGGTGAACAAGCGTCATGCCACGCACAACTCGGCCGTCGGGCAGCTCGACTATTTTTTCTATTGCCATTTTGATGTTCCTTCAAAGGACTGAATTCGTGCCGTGCTTCATGCAAGGCCTCGTTTTTTGCGCCAGCTTGCTGCGGCGTCTTCTTGTGCTTTTGTGCTGACGGTTTGCATCACTGCCTGGCCCTCGCCACCGCCAAGCATTAAATATTGCAAAGCCTCACATGGATGGCTGGCATCGTTTTTCACCGGCATGTCTTGATATCTCTCGTCGCCGGAAACTTTCATGCGCCGGAACTTGTACGCACCCTGCATTCCCTTGCGGGTTACCTTGCAATCAGGGTGGAGTAAGAATCCGGGCTCTCCGTCAATCATTCGGCGCAGCGGGGCTGAAACGGCCTCGGTGCGAATCGTGAAATCGTTGTTGAAAGGCGCTGGAACCGCCTTGACTCCGTGGGCTTCCAGAAGCTGGAATACCGTTCTTTCTTCGTTGTCGCCCGCCTGGCGCTGATCGCCCGCCGGGTCACCGGTAATGCTGCCAATCGTGTAACCCTTGCAATTCGCCGCAATGAACGTCTTGAGCTCATTGGCGAACCGAATCACACCGGTATCTTTTGTCGTAATCTCATACCTGACTCGCCACTGTCCGTTGGCCATCCTCTGGCCAATCTGGGCGGCCGGGGTAAGCCCGAAGTCCAGTCCAATATGAAGCGGTAAGCCGGGTGTCAGCTCGAAAGCCCTGCAATGCGTCGGGTCGTGGTAGTCGGGGTAAACGGGTTTTCCATCACTGACATAGCCGTAGGCATTGGCCAGGTTGATAAGAATCCAGGCGTCTGTCTTGCCCTGGGCACCGTTGGCGTAGTAATTCAGCGGCAGGTTTTGGACGTTTTCAGCGTCCGGGTTTGGCTCCCATGGAGAGTTGATCGTCTTTCTTATGACGCCGCCGGGTTGCTTCAAGAACTTCCAGCCCTCCGGCTTGAGCTCTTCTGACAGTCGGTAATACCAGTGGTCGTTATCGGGCGCGTTGGTGTCGCCAAATATCCCGTACCAGGTCGGTCGCACGTCCTTTGGATAGCGTCCAATCCTCAAGTCCAGCATTTCCACGACGCTGAATGACAGTTCCTTGACCTCGTTGAGCCAGCCCCACGTTGTCTGAATCCCGCGCAATTTCTTGATGTGGTCTTCCCGGTCCAGCGCCAAGAAGACGGTTTCGGCCTCTACGGTTGTTCCATCACCCAGCTTGAATTTCAGGTAGTGCGTTGGCGGCTCCATGCCGCCCTGCTTGAACTTTCCCAGCGGCTCGAACATATCGAGCCAGTCTTTAATCGTCGTCGAAAAAAGGTCCGGGTACGTTTGGGAGCACCACATGGCCTTGCCGCAACGCCGCACATAAACGATGTGGGACGGCACTTCAACACAATGGACATTCCCCTTGTAGGCCGTACGCTTCCACTGGTTTCGCAGCAGTGCTGGCTCAATGCCGCGGTTCTTCACAAAGCTGATGGTGTGCTCTGGCGCTGTCGGGCTGGTTTCTCGCCCGTTAATCACCATGACGCAACCAACACGGTTGCGCGTATTGATGTTGGCAACCATGCCCGCTTTCAAGGCAATCTCCTGCAAGTCATCGGCTAGCTGCTTTGAGCTCGTGTAGGCCACCGTGGAATTGCTCCGCACACACCCGTCGCCAGCCACATACCCTTTGATGAAAGCGCGGCACTGCTCTGCGGTACCCTGCTTTACCCAAAATGGAACCGCCTTATCAGTGGCCTTTCCAACGCGCTCCAGAAGTCGATACAGCCTGTTCCCTGTGTGATCTGGATTCCAGCGCGTCGTTGAAACCCTGAAGTTCACACCTTTATCAGTCCGCATTGAAGCTGCATATGGGATGCCAGCGCGTGCGAACAGATCTTTTGCGTAAGCAATACCGTCGGCCTTAACCTGGGTTAGCATCAACCGGCGACGAGTACCGCCGTCCTCGCAATCCGTGCTGCCAACATGCCCCTCCGCAAACCAAAATCCAAGCCACTCGAAAAAGTCTTGTGTTAGTTCCTGCGCGTCACCTTGCCATTTAGCATCGCGTTTTACTCGGAAGCCCCCGCTACCCTCAATTGCGCTGGCCAGCTCAAACCGGTAATCGCTCCACACCTTGGCGCGCGTCTCCTGCTTTGATACATACATGCGGTGATCTGGCGTCACGCAAAAATTCACAGTCTCAGATTCGTATGTGACCATTTCGCCGTCATACGGGGCGCTGTAGTAATAGGTCGGAAGAACGAACTGCAGCAGGCCATCAACCAGGCTGGCCACCTTGTCATCCTCTTCAAGGTTCTGGAACAACTGCCAGCCTCTGCGCTCGGTCAGGATTTCAGTCTTGTCGTCATAACAGTTCCGGATGGCAATACCACGGCTTTTCCGGATCCCTTGCGCGTCTGGCTCCTGAGCGCACATGACGCGAAACCCCTTCCAGCAACTGGCATTCGTCTTGCCAGACCCAAGCGGGCCCATGATCATGGTTCGCTGGTATCCGCTCAGGATGTACTCTTCCAGTACAGGCCCTTGCGGCTTGTACGCATACTGAAACTCAGAGCCCATCAGTCTTTTCGACCGGTCAAGTCTTTGATGGTTACCTTGGGCGTGTCGTCGCCGTCGTCGACGTCGGTCAGTCCAAAGGCTTTGCGCTCAGCGCCTTGAAGCTTGGTGAAAGTGTCAGCCAATAGCTTTACGCTGCCAACTCGGTTGCCAATATCAAGCGCCTTTTGAATTACCCTTCTCGCATCAGCAAGCTTTTTTGTGTCTGTGGGCTCAGAAGAGTTTCCACCGGCCAAAATTGCTGCCAGAACCTCTTGTTCTTCAACCAATAGGCTGCTGTTTGCCACCTCTGCAAGAAGCTGCGACGCTACTAATCTTGTAGCTTCAATGTCTTTCCTGTGCTTGAGAATAACTTGCGTGTTTATCTCCGCAGCCGCTAAAACGGTGTTGGCAACTTCTTGTCCAGCTTTGGCAACTTCTTTGTTGACAATGTTTTTGACAAGTAGCGCGTTTGTCGCTTCCCTGATCTCTGGCAAAAGGTCTTTCTGCCAGTCATGTAGCTTGGACCTCCTGGCAACTGCTTGGTGCGATATGTTGTACTTCGTGCCCAGCTCGCGGACGGTGAACTTGCCAGTCCTGAAGTCGCGGTGGACAGCCTCCCAATCGGTATCGCGACGCTTCACTTCTTTGGTGACCTTGTCAGTCATTGAGCAAGCTCCTGCGGGAAATCGCCTCAAGATCCGCATGATTCAGTTCAAACCACTCGCCCCTCACCCGCTTTTGGGCAAACAGCCCATGAATTTCAGATTCCTCGCGGCGCATGTTGCCCACGAAGTAACTCAGGACCACCTTCAACTCAAACGGGCTGGAACACTGGTGGCTCTTCATGCGGCTTTCCAGGTGAGTGGCAATCCCAATCTTGCTAAATCGCTGGCCTGCGGTGTCTTCCATGCAAATGACGTACAGGAAACCGGGCGATGAGTAGTCGTCTGCGCGGTGCGTTGGTTCAAAATACTGGCGAGTTGAGGCTACGGACCACCCCCGACACACCGACTGCTTACGCACAGCCGTATGTGTCACCCCATACTTGTCGCCCAGCTCGCGCAAGGTGAATTTGCCGGTTCTAAAGTCTCGCTCCACTGCATCCCAGTCAACCCTTCGCTTTGGCTTGGCTGGATTGTGTCCTGATGCGCTCGGCTTGCCTTTTAGGGATTTTGACGCGCCGGTTTTGCCTGTTTTTTGGGCAGTTTTGGCCTTTTGGGCTGTTTTTGCGGCGGTCATGGCGCTTTGGTGATTGCTCTGACGTAGTCCTGCAGCGCGGTCAAACGGGCTTCGCAGGAGTCAGCTTCTTTTGCCAACTGGACAAGAGTTGCTGCACAAAATCCGAGTAACTCTGACTCAAGTCCGGGGAAACCATTAACTCTGCTGGCGGCTTGGGAATTTGGGCTGGTGGCACTACCAAGGGTGGTTTGGAGGTCGCGCAGGCTGTCAGCAGCACGGCCAGCAGCAGCAGCGCCGGCAGATTTTTCTTTGATGTAGGCATCTGTCAGATTCCCTATTGCGGTTTGGTAGCCCTTCTCCAAGGCTCGGTTTGCCTCGGCAGCCTCTAAAGCGGCCTGGTCCTGAGTGGCCTTGTAGTCGCTCAGTTCGGCGCGGCTTTCGGCTCCACCCAGGTCGTAGGCCTTGTAAAGCGTTCCTGCCCAGATCAGGGTGGCGGCCAGCGCGGCCAAAACTTTCGGATTGAGAAGCCAGGTCGGCATCAGGCGAAAACCTCTTTTGCCACCTCAAACCGGGCCAGGCGGTCCTCGTAGCCGTTGGTGCCGCCGTTTATCCTTCGGGTAATGCGCATGAAATCGCCCACGTCGGCCAGTTCATTGAGCCCGTGCACCTTCCAGAACCATGCCGCGCTTCTGGCGGCCAGCTCGGGTTCGGCCAGCCTCTCAGGCTTTGCGATCAGGTCCGCATCAAGGGCGTCGCCCGTGCGTTTGTAGTTTGCGCGCCCTGTGGTCTGGATCAATCCACGGCCACGGTACTTAAACCCGTCTCCGGGCTCGGTGTTGCCAAGATCCGCGCGGCCTTCGTAGCGCTTTTGGGCATCCGTTGGGCCCCAAAGCTCCACCACCCAGCGCAGTCCACCGGACTCATGGCCGATTTGGGCTAAAAATGCGGCTTTGCGCTCGGGTGTGTTGATGTCGTACTCGAGCATCGCGGCTTGGATGAACGGCAAAAACGCGGTCGCGCGGTCAATCCGTGCCCCGGTTGACCTGGCCAAGTCTTGTGGGGTCATTTGTTTATTGCCCTGGCGAATGCCTCTTTTGCATCGCCGACCATTTCGGCCAGATCCTGACCCCGGCGCTTTTCCAGCCAGGTGAATGCAGCTCTCACAACCGCCCAAGCCGGTAAGCCGGACGCGAACACCAGTCCGAGCATGGCCACAAGCCCCACGGGGGTCTGCATCCAGTAATGCAGGTCGAAGTAAGTGATCAGCGCAGCCCCACCGCAAACACTACCCACGACGGTCGATATGAGCCCGACCGCCCACTCTCTTGGACTCCTTGGGGGGGTCATCAGCATGACGATGATTGCGGCCAATCCTGCTCCACCGGCTGCCATGCCGGCAGCACCGCCCATCAGTTTGAATGCGGCAAATCCGGCTGCGCCGGTTGAAGATGTGGGTTCGGCCATGATTAATCTTTCTGTATTGGTGCGCCCATCGGGCTTACGGGGGTTAGGCCGCTGGACGCTGCCGGTAGCACCTCTGGCGATCACGGCTGGTGCAGCCGCCGGTTTCACAGGCGCATTTGCCCGTGCGCCTCCCATTCGCTTCCTGGGATGATGCGGGTTGCTCGGAAATGAAAAAACCACCCGAAGGTGGTTTGTTGTGTCTGGATGAATTGATGGTGCCCCATACGCAGGGGCCACGCGCCTATTTTTTTAGGATTTTCAGAAATTTAGGGCGAGTTTGCCGACCTCAGAGTTTCAGGTGCACGCAACCATGCTACTCGGCAAAGATTCGAGGGCGATACGGTCAGCACCGAATGCGTTCTCGTGCGCAATGCTATCACAAGTCCATCCTACTTGCAAGCGCCTTCATGGCTTCCGGTCCGGCCAAGGATGATTCTTGCTCCATCCGGGCCACCGCCCAGCGCACCAGCTCGCGCCGGGATTCTCGGTACAAAAGCTCAATCTGGATCGTCCCGGTCCCCTCGCAGGGGCTGCATCGCCTATCCCCCAAAACCGTGGTGCCCCGGATAGTCTTTACCCCGTGTCCACCACAAGCCCGGCATCTTGGGCTTCTGAACCAGCCCAGAATCACCCTGGCCATGTCCCTGGTTTCAGCCTCGGACAGTCCAATCTTCATCCGCTCGGATCTGTCCAATATCAAACCCGTCAATATCCCGATGACCTCGCCGGTATTCCTGCTGCCATTGAAAAGCCTCGTTAATGGCGCTGCCAGTGGGTGTTCTTGATAGTGACCCTCCCCGCTTGTAAGCCTTCTGTCAGCAAACCCGTAAGCACCAAGCACGTCACTGTCGGACATGTTCGTTTCTGGCTTGCTCTTGAGATTTGAGCTATGGATTGCGCTGGCGTAGCGGTCTTGGATTTTCAAGGTTGGTCCTTAACAATATTTGGCTGGCATCTTGTAGGTAATTACGGCTTTGGCACTTGCAGCTTCGCAAATACGATGGCGCGCATGTCGTTAAGGTGGTGCTCGGTTGCCGCCACTTGACCCTCGGACTGCTTACCCTGGGTTGGTCGAAAACCCACATCCCACAAGGCATCAATCAGTAACTGGGCTTGGGGCGGGTGCAACTGCAGCATCGGCGGCCGGGCTTCTACATCTTCCGGCTCTCCTTCAAATTGCACGGGCTTGGCCACGAAATACTTATCGGGCTTCGGCTCTGTTTGCATGTGGATGTACACATGCCGGCCAAAGTTCACTCGCTCTGCAAATATTCTTGTTGGTGGGCTTATCAAGATGCGCTCCCGGTTTTGAAAAGTGGGTGTACGAGGGGATTGGCCAGAGGAACAACCGTGGTATCAAACCTGTGTTTATCGATCTGCTCTTTCAATGCATATCCCATCAACGGCCAAATCTTCTGCACTGCATTGGCTCGGGCGATCTTGCGGCCAATCTCGGCGTCGAAGTTCTCAGGGCTGGCGCATGCGCTCTCGCCGGTTACAAGAAAGCCGTTGCCCAGAACCAGGACGCAGAAGGTAAGCATGTAGAGTGATGGGTGCAAATCAACGCGATACGGTGGAGAACTCTCCTGCATTTCGCGCCTGCAGCCCTGCCCCGCTGTGAAATAGTGCTCGCTGGCAATGTTGGCCTCAACATCCGCTGGCGTCACTCGGGGAGCGGTCAGGCCTTTGGCTTGGATTTCAGCCTCGATGGATGCGTCTTCGACTTGGACGCCACGCGAGCCAGCCAACTTGGCCAGTTCGCGCAGTAAATGGTGCTTATGGATATTGAGTTTTGCGTCGTTGCTCATGCGATCACCATCCAGTCGTCGGCCAACATATCGCGCTGTTGTGCAACCCACGGGAAGATGGCCCCCATGGGATAGCTTTTACATTCCGAGTAAATCATTCGGATGTAAGGTACCGGTCGAGGTATTTGGCCAAACGGGTAAGGCGTGTGATATTCAATCCAATTGCCCTTCACATTCCACCCGGCGCGCGCTACCTTTGAGCCGGATTTCAGCATTTCCAGAGCCAGGCCAAAGCTCAAGCCAGAATCTGCACGGTAAGCCCCTTCAAATTGCTCCTTGGGGCTCCAGCTTATGTACCCGTCATGAAGTGGGTGGTTTGGCTTGCCGCCATCTGTGTACTCAACAAGGTAGCCCTCGTCCTCGCCGTTTTCATCTGCAGGCACAGTCCAGCCTCGCAGCGCGTTGTAATAAGCCCGCGTCATGGGCTGGGCTTTGATGATCTTGGTTCCTATATAGGTTTTCATGATGATTCCTTTTGGGTTGGTAAATCAGTGGTCTTTTTCATAGCTCTCAAGTGCTGGCCAGCACAACGGTTAATGAATTCCTGCAGCCGTTTAAGGGCCTGTGCTACTTGGTGGTCAATCACTTGCAGCCTCCTTGAGTGCTTTGAGTTTTTCTCGGTATTGAGAAATAAACGCTTTCAAGTCATCAACGGTGTATTTCTTGGGTTCGTGCGGGCCTTTGAGCCACTCCACCTGATCAATGCCGATACGCTTTATCAGGTTGGCCTCAAACAAGGCATTGACCGTGTAACCCTTGTGGGCGTACTTGCCAGACCCTGCGTTACAAGACTTGCATTGCAGCCAGATGTTCAAAGGCTCCAGGGCCAACTCTGGCCGCGCGCCCTTGCTCAGAAAGTGCCCGCCGTCCCAAGCCCCTCCGGGTTTCCATCCGTCCGTTTTGATGACTTCTTGCTGTGACTTTCCACAACTCATGCAGCCACTACCGAGGGCAAGTTCTTCCAGGCGTCGGTATTTCTGGATGGTTATTTTTGCTTCGGCCAGCCACTCACTGCGGGTTTTAATAGCCTCTTTGCGGCGTCGCACCTCTACCCGCTCCACCCTAGCGGCGACCCTAAGCCTTTTGGCCTCTTCTCGCTTGGCCTTGGCCTCTTGAGACGTTGCAAACCCGTCAATGCATTCAGGGTGGATGCGCTGGCCAGCCTGCAGTTTCTTTCTGCAATGGGGGCAACGGGTCCGGTTGAAAGTCATACCCTAGCCTCCCAGCACGTCATGCCCATGTAGTCCTCTGGGTGAAACTGGTTAAGGCCATCTACCGTTGAATACAGTTTTGGGTCTATCCCCTTCGCGCAACGGCCAAAAAGAAACCCGCCAATATTTTTTGGCCTCTGTGCGCGCTCCAAGTGCCGACACATATTGCAGTTTGCATCTAACTCGTTGAAGGATGTTTTTTGGGCTCTGAACACCGGCATGGCATCAGTGGCGCATACGTAGGTTCCATTCACATTCGGCATAACTGGGCCGATGAATATCGCTTCACCGGCCGCCACAAAAACACCTGTGTACTGACAGACAAAAACCATGTCTCCAAAGTCATCTACACAAACCACGTCGCTCAAAATTGGCTTGTTGCTGACCGGGTGCCGCATGAGTTTTTGATTCACAAAACCTCCCCGGTTTCTGGGTCGATCCACTCCGGGAACTGAACGCCCAGCTCAGTCACCGCGAAAGCGGTAACCTTCTCAATCAAATCGCTGTAAGCCTTCACACCCAAGTCTTCGGTGGATTTACGAACCCTGCGCCTGGATTTTTTTCCCGTCATGGGGTTGACGCATGTCACAGTTTTAAACCCAAGGTACACAGAACGGAAATGCTCTTTCCATACCGCCATCGGAAAGGTTTGACCGTTGACCTTGGCTTGTTTTGCTATCTCGGTCAGCACTGCCTTGTGGTAGTAAGCCCTTTGACGATCTGATTTCGCATCCTCAAATAACCTAATTTCCATTTCAAGCCGGTTCCCGGCTGCTGTCATCGGCTTGATGTGATTTTTGAATAAAGCAGAAATAGCGGCGTGAGCTTGTTGAGGGTTAATTAAAGTGATGCTGTTCACAACAAAAACCCTTTGGATTGCATGAAGTCAACTGGATGCTTTTTACTTTTCTTTAGATTGCATCCAGATTTAAGAAGCTGCATGTTTTCGTCAATGTTCTCCCCGCCAAGAAAAAGCGGAATCTTGTGATCTAAGTGGTATTTTTTCCCAAGCGGTTTTTTGCAGCAAGGACATTTGCCTTTTTGCAACCTATTTAGTTTTTGCACCAAACCTTTAGAAAGCCGCCCACTCGATTTAACTTTTGCCCTCCTGTTTTGTTCTGCAATTCTTCTTGCCTCCGGGTTGGCCGCCCTCCAATTCAAAGTAGCTTTGCGAGCCAAATCAGGATTATTCAAATACCATCTTTTGAAAAAAAACCTTACCTTTTCAGGATTTAGTTTTTTATACAAGTCGCTTGCTGCTTTAATTTTTTCAGGATTTTCTTTTGCCCATAGTGCGCTAACTTTTGCGCACTTTTCCTTGTTTTTTGAATACCAAATGGCCTTATTTCTGGCGCATCTTTGTTTGTTTGCTTTAGCCCAGGCTGCGTTTGTTTCCGCCTTCGTTTCTTTATGTTTAGCGGCATACTCTTTTCCAACAACTCCTAAACACTTCTTGCAAGCAGCGCGAACACCATACTTTCCCTTTGCGTGTTTGCTGAATTTCGACAAATCCATTTCTTTGAAGCATTTGGTGCAAGTTTTAGTCAGGTGTGCGTGGGCCTGCTGGGGGTTAATCCAGTTGGCTTGAAGCATCAAGTCTGTCACGCTGCTGCCCCTCCAAGGCCTGCGAAAACATTTCCGGCAGGTCGGCCAGTTGAAACGGGTCTAGCTTTGCCAGGTGTCTTGCTGACTTCATGGCATAGCTCGACTCCAGGCTGTGCAAGTGCAGGACGTGCGCTAGAAACTTCGCTTGGTACGGGGTCATGGGGTTGTGACATCAGCCAGCGTGCGGCGGCTTGATGCTCTTCTCGAATGTGGTTTCTGTACTGTTTGTGCATGTCAAACTAGCACCCATCAATCAACTCGTTAACCGGCTTGAATGTCACCTTTGGCGTGCCAGACCCGCCACCTAAAAGAACCTGCATTGCCGCCTGAGTGTCTCCAACAAACGCCGGACGCGGCACGGGCACACCAAATTTCAGGTATTCAGAATCCGGTGATCTATCCCCGGCAAGTTGTTTCGGATAATCAAAAACGCCTCGGTTTGTGTAGGCTTTATGCGCTTGGCAGAATCTGTGCTGCAGGTACGATAGTTCGGCTATCTCGCCTCTGCAAACCTTCACCCAGCCGCCGCAATCCGTGATAGCTGCATGGATGGCTGGGTCATCAAAAACAACGTCTTGATAAGCCCCTACGGCCCCCATAGCGCCCAAAACCTTGCCCCAGGCTAGAGCGGCTCGATCTGTTGTTGTTCCCTGCAAAACGCGAACAATGTCGGCCACCTTCGGCGCAAACTGGCCGCGCTCGGTATCCTTTACATGCGCGTTGACGGCTTTGGCGACTTGCTCATAGCTGACGTTTTGGCAAGCATCCCACCAAACCGAAATCATAAATTCGCTGGTATCTTTCCCGTAGTAGGACATGACTTCGGCAAGCAACTCGACAAAGGCTTTTTTCTCAGACGACTGCATTGCTGGCCTCCTGATTCCTCAGCCAAGAAGCCACGACGGCCTTGTTTCGCTGCTCAAGGTCCATTTGCTTGTTTGTTTTGGCCTTTGCCCCACTCGGGGGAAGCGCGGCGGCCAACCATTCCAGCGGCTGCATCGGTTTTTCACGGATGCAGTTGCGAAGAGCGTCAACTACGGCAGCGTCCCCGTGGTGCTTCCTCAAGCCACCGAGAAATGACCGGGCCTGTTTTTCGGCTGTTCCGGAATTGGTCAACATTGGAAGCCCGTAGCCAAAAATAATTTGGTCGGGACTGAGCGGCGATTTTTCGCCCGTTACGTTAGTAACGGTATTCCTTTCCTCTTCCCTTCCCTTCCCTTCCGTCAGTGATGACTCAGTGTGTTGCACTTGAGGACTCACGGAGTCCTCATTGAAATCAATGTCTGGAATACTTGATTTTGATGGTCTGTTTATGACCTGATGCCTCTTAAAGCCCTTGATATGTATGTATTTATTGCTATTGTTTTCGTACTCAATGAGTACTCCGTGAGCAAGCAGTTGATTTATCAGTGGCTGCACATCCAGGTTGTCAGCCGGGAAAATTTGCATCTTCAAACGCTTAGCTGAGTAAGCCAGATTCCCGTTATCGTCTGCAAAGTTCAGCATTCCAATGAAGAGTAAACGAGCACTCATTGAGCACTCAGTGAGTCTTTCATCGGTCCAAAACTCGGGCTTGATAGTTCTGATCCTGGCCATCAAACACCCCCGCCCAAAGGGTCTGCAGGGTTGTATTTGTCTAAACCAAGCAGACCAATACCGATCATGTCCAACGCTTCATAAGCTGTCTTGAATGGATCTGCGAACACATCGCTACCTGTGAAATGCAAAACCCTAAAACCAGACTTGACTAAAAATCTATCCCTCGCTTTTTCATACGAACGCTGTCGCTTGTCTTTATCGTGAAAATCGTGGCCGTCTAGCTCTACAAGAACTGGCGAAAGAAATTCGCTTGGACCTATCCCGTTCTGAGATAGCAAAAAATCAACCCTGTAATTTCCAACGAGATGCTGCGGCAAAATGAAAATTCCCCGCCCCATAAGCATTTCTCCATCTTCGTTTTGATATGGTTCTGGATTTACCGTTTCGCTGACTGATTCGCATAGCGCATTGCATGCAATCCAAAACATTTGCTCTATTGGAGACTCCATGCCAAGATCCAAACAATCCCCATACATTTGCTGCGAGAATTGCTGAGCCTTCATGCTCCCGTAATGCAATGAAGCCATGTCAAGAAAGCCAAATACGCTATCGACAATTTTTTTTGTCATGGTTGCTCTCCATGTTTGGCCGTGTGGCTGGCGTAATCGCCAATGTGGAATGGAAAGTAGTTCAAACTACCTCCTGCTCAATGTTGGAGTGCATAAATCTTTGCCCCCATGCAGCCGTGACCTTTTCGCCGTGGTGCGTAGCCAATAACAAAAATACGTTTTTCGCGTAGCAGGCGTGCAAACACTGGCCCCATAGCTCTCGCGTCATGAGGCCTAGCGCCGCTGGCGATTGCCACATCTGTAAGAACCTCGCCACTACATTGGCCGGTCACTCGTAGGTGGCCAAGAATTGCAGCCGTTGCTTTCACGGAGAATTCAGGGTCAATCCGCTTAGCTTTATCCATGCAGGCATTGCCAGCCCTTTCGCCAAGCTCTCGGGCAGCTTCAAAATGGTTCATGCTTCCCTCAGTTGAGGTTGAAGTTCTGCCAGCCTGTCCAGGCGTGATGCAAGGATCTTCTGGCCTTCGATCACCTGGCGCATGAGTTCTGCCGCCTGGTCTTTTGGCTGTATTGGTGTTGTCGGGCTGTAGTGCAGGCCGTCCAAGAGATAGGCGATACCATCGTGAAAGCCCTTATCCCTCGACAGCCTGAATATCAGCATCACTTGGGAGGGTTTGAGGTTCTCGGGTCGGTTCTCGTCAAGTGCGTTCAATAGCTTGCGTTGCGCCTGATCTGGGGCAAGGTCAGGCCAAAGAACTGCACCCACTGTTTTGGAGCCGCCGCATGCCTTTACGCAGGCTATTAGGGCTTCGTTGATTGATTCAAATTCCATGGCCGTGCACCCTTGCTAAAAATTAGTAAGCGTTTGTAAAGACGATTTCAGGCGAACGAAAGACACTGACGGCATGAATAAAACACCTCTTTTCGCTGGTCACGCTGCCTTCAACCATGGGTAGCCTCCAATGGAACGTCGGGCGCTCCAGATGTTCCGATAAGTTCGGGCCAGATTCGGTGCCAGTCGCTTGGACGCATATCCCAGCGCATGACCTGCCCCTGCGATGACTTCTCAATTGCCACGCAAAGCTCGGGGCTTGGAACTCGACCGTCCTGCTCTGCCGCCAACTGCGACAAATAAATTGGTGATATGCCAAGTCGCAGGGCGAACCCGGCTATTCCACCTCTTGGCATCGTGTCTAAAAAAGCTCTAAGTTTCATAAATTGATATGCGTTATGCGCAACCTCATCCCAAGCATACTGCATAACTTTATTGTATGCAAGTCGCTTACTCTTAAAAAATGGAAAAAGTTGAAAGTCTTCGACGCATTCGACGCAAAGAACGCCTCATAAAGCTTCTGCGAGAAAGTGGCGGTGCTACACAAGTTGCCTTAGAAAGCGGCACTCCAAAGTCGCATTTCAGCGCAATGGTCTCCGGCAAGCGCGGACTAGGCGATGCTTTAGCGCAGAAACTGGAGGGTATTTACGGCAAGCCACCTGGTTGGTTTGATCAAGATGCGTCCATTGATATCAACAGCGCGCCCAGCTTGAGACTAAAAACAACAGACGAGCTGGTCATCCCAGAATTTGACACAGGGGGAGCCATGGGAGGTGGTTTATTACTTCGGGATCAGCCAGGCGTTATTCGTGGCTGGTCGGTCAGTCAGGAATGGATATCCAAAAACATCAAAAGCCACACGGGTGCCGGTAATCTGTGCATCGTCACTGGTTTTGGCGACTCGATGAAGGGCATGTTTAATTCGGGTGATCCCCTGGTCTTGGATCAGGGCGTCAAAACTGTTGACTTTGATGCCGTTTACTTCTTTCGCGTGGGAGAAGAAGGTTTTATCAAGCGCCTGCAGCGCGTGCCCGGTCGGGGCTTGGTGGTGATATCAGAAAACAAAAAATACGAATCTTGGGTAATAGATTCGGGTATGGATTTTGAAGTCTTTGGCCGCGTTGTGAAGGCTTGGCAGGGGGAGGATTTTTAATGAATGAGGGCATTGCTTACGCGGTCGCCTTCCTGTTCATTGGTGCAGCAGGGGGGATATTTGGATCTCTGCTGTCTGCCGCTGGTGCAATCACGAAAGTTGGTCGACCAACAGTTTGGGCTTTTGTAGCTGGTGCAATCGGAGCAATGCTAAGCTATTGGCTTGGCCTGGTCTTTTTCACATGGCTAGGCGTCCATTTTGGCTGGTACTCTTATTTGGTATCTATGGTTCTGATGGTTCTCAATGACGGTCGGCGTGCTGCTTCAGAGGGGCCGCTGGCTATTGGAGTGGAGAGTTCTCACGCGCGCGGGACCATGACGGGGTTGATCGCTTCAATCACAATACATTTTTTACGGTGACTGTCAAAAACCTATAGTACTTTATGAGCAAATCAATCCTTGTTCTTGCTGCTACGTTACTGCTTTGCATGGTGCTGATGTTCAGGTGGCAGTTGGTTATAGGTGCGCACACTGCAGGGTACGCAAGGGCTTACGCGCTAGACCGTTGGACCGGCACCATTTACCTGATAGAAGATGACGCCAAGGCTGAGGTAAAGCTTACAAAATGAAGTCCCATCTTCAAACCTTGTTAGGCATGCTTTTTTGGCTGAGCCTGGGAGCCTTATTGCTTTTTTGGTTCCAGGAGGTCAACAGCAAGAAGGCCGAAAAATCCAGCGTCACAACCGAAAACCGAGCCCAGCGCAAGCAAGCTGTTCAAGATGTCATCAAGGCTGGTCCCAAAACAACCGAGTGGCAAACCCCCCAAGGAACCCTTATTGAGCTCAATATCCCACGGTCAACCATGGGCGGGACTCTTGTTGAGAACAAGCGGTGTATTGTCTGGCGGGACGCCATCACAAAAACGGCGTCATTGTCGTGTGACCAAAAAGAGATTGATCTGGAGCGCCTAGATCCAGACCCGCCAGAAATCCCGTATAAGTTCTGAGAACCCGCTGCGGCGGGTTTTTTTTCGCCCATCCGTTTTTTTGGCGACGCCTTTGGACTTCAAGGGGTCGGTTGTAGAGAATTTATTTTGGCATTTTGTTATGCATATTGCTTGACAATAGATTATGCATGATGCATACTTTCTTCCATCGCACCAAAAACCGCGAAACACCCTAGACCTGGCGACACGAGGTCTAAGCAACAAGGATGCAGAAGGCGGGGTTAGCTCTTAAAGGGCGCATCGGTTTAGGTGTGTAAAGCGGCGAGAAATCGCCATGTTTTACCCCGATGGAGACGGCAATGAATGCAAACCTGCCAGCATGCCTAGCGCAAGCACTGGCCCCCTTTGCGCCCCCTCAAAGCGTGGTGCACAAGATCACCGAGGCTGATCGCCTCAAGATGGACATGCAGCGCATTGCGGATTACAAAAGCGGCGAAACGCATCGTCGCCTTGTGAGTCGGCTGGCCAATGAACAGGCTCGCCGGGACATGATGATCGGCGGTGCATTGTGATCCGGCCTTCTACCCTGCTGCTGCTTATTTCTGGTGTTTTAACCCTTGGCAGTCTTGGGGTTGCTATTGACATGGACGACATGAGCCATGAGTGGGCGCAGTCTCAGGACTTAATCGCCGCACAGAAACAAGCAGCGAAAGAGGCTGAACTATTGCGCCGTGCGGCGATTGTTTGCGGGAATGCCTCATACATTGAGGTTGATGGAATGTATCGCTGCCAGCCACGCAAGGGCAAAGGTCAAGGTCAAATTATTGCGGGGGCGTTATGAATTGCTGCGACTACCAATGCACCCAAGGCAGAGACTGCCCTGCACGCAAACCCGCTGCCGCAGTCACCCCAAAAGCAGAAGACGAAGACCAAACCATCTACGTGTTTGAGTGGATCGCAAAGGTCATGGCCAGGGCAATCATTTTCATTTTTGTTTTCGTAACCGCACTGCTGGGCGCGTACCAGCTTCTCAATATTTTTTTCACTAAGTAAGGATAGCCATGAACGCAATTACAAAACATGAATCCGCCCTCCCGGCATTGGCAATGTCGGAGGGTGACCTGATCGAAGTCTTATCGACCAGCCTCTACCCTGGCGCAAACAACAACAGCATCAAGATGGTGCTTGGGTATTGCAGGGCATCCGGCCTCGATCCAATGCAAAAACCCGTGCACATCGTTCCAATGTGGGACAGCAAGGCCAAGCAGATGCGCGATGTGATCATGCCGGGGATTGGCTTGTACCGCACCCAGGCGGCACGGACCGGATGCGCAGGGGTTACAGAACCGGAATTCGGGCCGGATGTCACTGAGTCCCTGGGAGGTCAGCAAATCACATTCCCGGCATGGTGCAGGGTTACGGTCAAGCGCAGGCTTGCCACCGGTGAAGTGGTGGACTTTACTGCCAAAGAACTCTGGAAAGAAAACTACGCCGTCAAAGGCGGTCAGGAAAAAAGCAACGCCCCTAATGCCATGTGGACCAAGCGCCCCTATGGGCAGTTGGCCAAGTGTGCAGAGGCTCAAGCCTTGCGCAAAGCCTTTCCCGAGATTGGCTCAGAGCCAACAGCCGATGAAATGATTGGCAAGACCCTTAACGAGTATGCCGGGGACACGATTGATGGGGCTACGGGAGAAATCATCCCAAAAGACAAGCCCACGCTTCCCGGCTACACCGAAGAGGAATTCAAGAATTTCATCCCGGTTTGGCAGAAGGTTGTCAACAAGGGCAAAACCGTGGGCGATGTCTTGTCCACCGTCAAGACCGTGGCGACCCTAACGCCCGAGCAAGAGGCATTCATTCTCTCGCTCAAAAAGCAGGAACCGAAAGTAGAACCAGCCCCAACCATTGATTCCGAAGACCCTTTTGTGAAAGCACTTGACTGATGAAAACCCTAAACCTAATCCAAGGCAGTCCTGAATGGTTTGCCCACCGAGCTACCCACTGGAACGCCAGCGATGCCCCGGCCATGCTCGGTTGCAGCCCCTACAAGACCCGCACAGAGCTTCTGAAAGAACTCAAGAGCGGGATTAAGCCAGAAGTTGATGCCGGTACTCAGCGCCTATTCGACGACGGCCACCGCTTTGAAGCATTGGCCCGCCCATTGGCCGAGAAGATCATTGGCGAGTCCCTGTATCCGGTGACTGGTGCAGAGGGTAAATACAGCGCGTCTTTCGATGGGTTGACCATGGCCGAGGACATCGCGTTTGAACACAAGTCTCTTAATGCAGAGCTACGCGCCTTGATGATTGATGATTGCTTGGGTTCAGAGTTGCCCCTGCAATACCGGGTCCAGATGGAGCAGCAGTGCATGGTGTCCGGCGCAAAGCGGATTCTGTTCATGGCAAGCAAGTGGAATGGCGACACGCCGGAGGAAAAACGCCATTGCTGGTACACGCCCGACCTTGAGTTGCGCCAGCAGATCATTGCAGGCTGGGAACAATTTGAGCAAGACCTTGCCGCCTACGTACCGCCCGAAGTAATCGTGCCAGCCGTGGCCGCGCCACAAATGGGACTGCCAGCCGTCAGCATTACCGTGAACGGCTCCATCGCCTTGGTGGACAACCTGGACAAGTTTGGTACTGCGCTGACTGCCTATGTTGAACGCATCAATAAAAAACCCGAAACAGATCAGGATTTTGCGGACCTTGAGGCCACCGTCAGGACATTGAAAAACGCAGAGGACGCGCTGGACGCCGCCGAATCAGGTGCATTGGCGCAAACCGACAGCATTGATGCCATGCGCAAAACGGTTGAGCTCTACCGTCAGACCGCCCGCACCAATCGCCTGCTGGTGGAAAAGCTGGTGAAAGCCGAAAAGGAAAACCGCCGCAATGCCATCGTGGGCGATGCCGTGGCCGATTTGGTTAATCACGTCAAGAGCCTGAATGCCCGCCTGGGTAAAAGCTTCATGCCCATGATTGCCAATGACTTTGCCGGTGTCATCAAAGGATTGAAAAGTCTGGACAGCATGAAGGACAAAGTGGCCGGGGAGTTGGCGCGCTGCAAGATCGAAGCAAACGCAGTGGCTGACCGTATTCAGGCCAACATGAAAAAGCTGATTGATGCCGGTGACCGTTGCAGTTTTCCAGATGCAGCCACATTGGTTCTTAAGGCATCCGAAGACCTTGATGCAGTCATCGCGCAGCGCATTGCCGAAGCTGATCGCAAGCTGGAAGAACAGCGCAACCGCATCCGAGCCGAAGAGCAAGCCAAGGCCGAAAAAGATGCACGCGAGAAGCTGGCAGCCGAAGCCGCCCAGCGCGCCCAGGCCGAGGCAATCATAGCGTCTGAGTCCGGGAATGAAGATGCCGCTTTTGCTGCGCAAGAAATAGCACGCCAAAAAATCGAAACGGCGGGCGAAGTTAAACGCATCGTCACCGCTCCTGATGTTGCACCAGTCCCAAGCCACCCAACACCAGCCCTGCCTCAATCCGTTGTCTCCATCATGCCTGCAGAAGTGCAGCGTGTATTCCAGTCAGAGCAACCCACGCTCAAGCTGGGACAAATCGGTGAGCGCCTGGGGTTTGGTGTAACGGCAGACTTTTTACGTGGCCTGGGCTTTGAGCCGGCCGCTCAAGTCAAAAACGCCAGTCTGTTCCATGAATCAGATTTTCCCCTGATCTGCAATGCGCTCATAGCTCACATTGAAGAAGTTTCAGAGAAGCATGAGGCTGTAGCGGCATGCTAACCCCTCAATTCAATCTAAAAACGTGCCCAAAGCGCCAAAGTACAAGGGCTGTGGCATGAGCACCGCCCACAGAATGCGCAGCCACGCCAAACATCAATCCCGCCACGCACTGGCAGCCGTGCACATCCTGGCTGCAAATTCAGAGCAACCCACCGAGAATGCCGACCGCATCATGTTGGCCCTGCGCATGGCCTTTGAAAAGCTAAAAAGCGGCACCAAAGACCACACCCAGTTTGACCGCCTTGCAGCAGCCATCAATGTGGGCCTGATCCGTGCAGAACAGATAGACCCGCTTGCAGCCGAAACCATGGTCAGAGGGGTTAGCGCAATGTGTAGCTGCGACGGCATAGCCCAAAGGCATGGCCGCTACGGCTTCACCGGCCCGGATCTGCTGGACCTGGGCGAGGCACTGGACCTGTACGAACAGATTTTGCGGCTATCAACACCCAAGCAGATGCTGGATGCTTTGGATATTGCAGCAGCCAGGATGCGCAGCCAATTAGAAACGGAGAGTTTATGAAAACACCACACCCACACAAAGATTTAATCTGCCAATGGGCAGAGGATACGAGTTTGCAGATTGAGAAAGAGTTTCCGGTTCGCGGAAAATGGGTTGAAAGCAATATCCAGGGATTAGCTTGCCACGTTGGCTACACGTACCGCATCAAACCAAAGATGCTGTCTCTAAACGGATTTGAGTATCCAGAGCCGTTAAAAGAAGCGCCGCCAGATGGGACAAAGTGCTGGTATGCAGGCGCGGAGGGTGTTTACGATTGTGGTTTTGATTCTAACCGAATCAACTGCATCAACCTACTCAAACAACGACGCCTTCACCTAACCCGAGAAGCTGCGGAAATGCATTTTGAAGCGATCATTAAAGCTGGCGGGGGTGAGGTATGAAAGAACTGATTGAAGAACTGCGCAATGCTTGGGAACTCAACATCAGTGTTTTGTGTTTAAAAGCCGCCGATGCACTTGAGCGACTGACGCAAGGGGATGTTGGGTTGCCTGAGTCGGACGTAATAAACAAGTATCCGACACAAGGTTACTACACCGAGCAAAAGCTACTCGACTACGGACACTGCCGTGCAGCCGCTGCTGTACTTGCGGATGAAGCACTGATGCGGGAGTGCTTAGAAGCTCTCCAATGGGAAATAGGCGGCGAGCCTTGCAACGGGCAGCAGGTCATCAACAAACTCAAAGCACGATTGGGGGTGGCGAAATGACAGACCTGGAAATAAACAAGGCTCTTGCGCTGGCTATCGGCTGGGAGCGCGACCAAATCAAGGAGCATAACGGATGGTTGTACGTTGCTGACTGGCCTCGAAAAGACAACCGAAAAACTCTTTTGCTAAACAGTGGACTTTACCCGCCACCAATGCTCCCTTGGAATAGGTTTGACTACCGCGACTGGAATGTCATCAGCCCTATTGCGCAGCGTTACGGCATGAATGTCTGCTTCAAAAACAACATTGCATGGACAGGTTCAAACAGCATAGGAACCCGTGGCAAGTCTCCGCAACAAGCCATTGCTTTTGAGTGCATCAAAAGGAACAGGAAATGAAACTTACACCATGGTACAGAGGCGACCAAAAGCCTGCCAGAGTTGGGGTTTACGAGCGGCGTTATGGCTGGGGCGCTGTGCGGTATTGCTGGTGGGATGGAAAAAATTTTAGTGTCAGCCAAAAAACTAGCCGCATCGCGCAAACACACAAAGACTATTTTAGGCATTCAATTTGTCAATCCCTCCCATGGCGCGGGGTGGCGAAATGACCTCCCTCACAAAAGAACAAATCATTGCACTGGCACGCAAGGTTGCAGCACCCGGCACAGTTGACCCAGTTCGCAAAGGTTTTGTAGTGCTAACACCTGAAGAACTGGAAAAGTTTACCGGCCTAGCCCGTGCTGACATTGTTGAAGAGTGCAAAAAGCTAATCCTTGACGACGCCTATGCCATCACCTTTCAAACCCTCGGGCAGTACCGCACAGCCCTTGCCAAAGAACTGGAGAAGATGAAAGTGAACCACGAAGCCACATTTATTAAGCGCCCTGTGCAAGTGCAGGCAGTCCAATACACACGACGGTTTGCTTGGCCCGAGTGGTTTCACGACAGAGTGTCGCAAGGGACAGTGAAGGTGTTTGGCACAGGAAAATTTGCTGATCCTAATGCTGAGTGCTACTGCCTTATTGAAACCCTTGAGGGAACACGTCGCTGTGATGAAAACGACTGGATTATCCAAGGCGTTAAGGGAGAGTTGTACCCATGCAAACCAGACATTTTTAAACTGACTTATGAAGAGTGCCCGAAAGTAGGAGGGCCAAAATGACGGACTCAGTAACAACCCCGTCCACCTGGACAAAACAACCAGCGATAACCGGGGGCTCTAAAGGCTGTCTTTGCTGTGGCGATATGCATTCATCGCTGCCACTTGCTGCAATTATTGCTGTCGGATTTGGTAGCGCGAGCTGCACCAAAGGCAAAGAAACCATTTACGAAGAACGGGACACGCCGGAAGGTCAATATTACAAAACTTGTGGCGACATGGAAAAACTAGCCGCTGCAGACCCTGATCACGACTGGCAGATCAGTTTCTATGCACCGTTGTACGAATCCGCGTACCAGCGTCAAGGTGAAAACCATTGGGTGCTTATCAAGAAAGGTATGGGGTTCGCATGAACGACTCAGTAACAGTACCAAGAGAGAAATTGGAGCATTGGGCGTCCACTGCTAAGGATTGCAGTACAACACTGCCTTACCTGATGAAACTCCATGACGAGATGCAAGCCCTACTCAACTCATCGAGTGAGCCACAAGCGCAGGCAGGTGAGAAAACGGTGATGGAGATACCGATTTCATACGGCCACCTCGATGCAAACGCTCTCGAGCAAGTCGCAAAAGAACATCCAAATAAATATTTTTTGAAGGGTTCTGGCGTCCTCAAGTTGATAACTGCAATCCGAGAGCTTGAGCAAAAACTGGCAGCAGCAGAAGCGAGAGAACGCCACACAAAAGAAACGCTGAATAAGTTGCTTGCCGCCCCGCCGCAATGAAAGGAACATCATGA